CCGGTCGCACCGGTGACGCTCGACAGCACGGCAGTCTTCGCCGTGATGGTTGTTGGTCCGACGATGTTGGGCGCTGCCATTTGTCACCTATCCAAAAACGAGGGTTGCAGCCACGGGCGACATGCCCGAACCGGCTGGGCCTGTTGGCCCTGTGATCGAAGCTCCAGTTGGGCCAGTGGCACCCGGCTCGCCGGATTGTCCCGCCACGCCTGACGGGCCAGTAGGCCCCGTGGCACCTGGATCGCCAGACGCACCAGCGGTGCCTTGCACGCCTTGAGCGCCAGTCGGCCCCGTGCTGCCAACTTCGCCATGCGCTCCCGCCGCACCGGCCTCGCCTTGCGGGCCGGTCGCGCCGACGCTTCCCGATGCTCCGGTTGGCCCAGTAGCACCTGGCTCGCCTTGAGATCCCGAGGCACCAACGGCACCGGTAGCACCAGTTGGCCCAGTGCTGCCGGCCTCGCCTTGAATTCCTTGCGATCCTGAAACGCCCTGCGGGCCTGTCGGCCCAACGTCACCGGATGCACCAGCGGGGCCAGTGCTGCCGACGCCAGTCGCCCCGGTCGGCCCAGTAGCGCCAACACTGCCAGCGGCTCCCGCCGCGCCAGTTGGTCCCGTACTGCCGATGCCGGCCTCGCCCTGCGGTCCCGTAGCACCGACGCTTCCGGCCGCACCGGTTGGCCCAGTGACGGTAGACGCCTCACCCTGCGGGCCGGTGGCCCCAGTCGCGCCGACACTGCCAGACGGCCCAGTTGGGCCTGGCACAGTTGATGCCGCACCTTGCGGCCCCGTGATCGACTCGCCCTGAGCGCCAGTTGGGCCGGTTGGCCCGGGAGCGGTTGATGCCGCACCGGCAGGGCCGGTGATTGACGCGCCAGTTGGACCGGTAGCACCAACCACTCCAGCGGCACCGGATGGGCCAGTGGCACCGGCGACGCCCGTGGCACCCGTCGGGCCAGCCACTCCGCCCGCCTGGAAGTAGGCACCGATCTGGGCAACCGTCACCCGCTTCGTCGCCGACGCGCTCGACATGATGAGCATGTCGGCACCGGTCACTCCGGTCACTGCTGGCAGCTGGTCGACTCGCTTCTGGGTGGGCATCGCGACTCCTAAGCCGTGAGCGGAACCACGATCTCGTCACCCTGCTCGGTGATGATGTAGGTCACGTCCTTGTCGATTCGCTTCGTGTGAATCCGGCAGATCCGCTGGAAGGAATCGCCAAAGTGAAAGACCGGCACGCCACGCGGCGCCGACACCTCAAAGAACGTCGAGACGCCGTCAAGCTCCTCCACGATGATGTCGCCGCGCTGCGGCTCGCCATACGGCAGTTCATCCGTCTTCACGAGGTAGTCGCGGCTCTCCCATTGCTCAACCACGCCGTTCTGGTCGGCCGCCTCAAACATCGACCTGCCGACAGTTGCCGTGAACTGAGCCGTGTTCGCACCGCGCTTGTAGGCGCAGTTCGTGCCCGCCGCCGCCTTGAGTTGGTCGGCGAGCCACGCGGCACCGGTACGGAGTAGGTCGGCCATCGCTCACCTCCATCCACCCACAACGCCCCGGCGGCGCGCGGAAAGGATGGACGCGCACCAGCCGGGGGTTGCGGTGTGGATCAACTACTTGTTGAGGATCACGTGCACCGTCGTGTCGTCGGCGCCACGAGCCTTGGCGAGCTTGCCGGCCGCCACACCCGTCGAGGCATGCGCCACGCCGGAGGTCGCGTACCAGTTGATCGCCGAGCCCTGGGCACCGGTGGCACCGGACGCACACGGCATCGAGAACACGCCATCGACCGCCAGCGAGCCGAGCGCGTTGGCGGCGATCGGACGCGGGGCCACGCCCACGAGCGAGCCGATCACGACCACGTCGCCAGCCGCCACGGCCGAGCCGGGCGTGTAGTCGAGGAGCTTTCCATCCTGAACATAAGAAGCCATTGAATCACCTCGTCTCTATGGTTGGAGTTTGGGAATCATGCCGCCGGGCGGGATTCGGCTCCCGCCCGGCGGGCACGGTTTACGATCACGACACGTCGGCCTTGATGCCGGCGAGGTACTCGGCCTTGGCCACGCCAAAGTCGAAGTAGCCACGCATCTGCACGCCGAGCAGGTTGAAGTCGGCATCGGCCGTCTCCACCACCGGGCTTTGCACGCCGTTGAGGAACGCCACCTCCATGACCGGCAGGTCGGCCGGGCTGGCGAGGAGGTAGAAGTCGTCGGCGTTGCTCAGGTAGGTCGAGGCGACCACCTGATACCGACCGGCCATGACGTTCCGCTCGGGCTGGCCGCCAGTCGCACCGCTCTGGATCATGGACGAGCCCATGATCTCGGCAGCGGCGAGCTCCTGGTCAACCGGCACCAGCAGGATGCGCGGCTCGATCGCGACCGGGTTGCTGTCGGCATCCTTCAGCTTGCGGAACATCGTGGCGATGGTCTTCAGCGTCGAGATCGACAGGGCACCGGCCGAGGTCTTCTTGTTGCCACGCGCCGTGGTGAAGAAGCTGGCATCGTCAACGAACTCTGCCCAGAAGACATCATTGAGCTTCAGGGCACCGCCACGACCGATCCGCTGCGGCACCGCGGTGAGAGCACCGAGGTCGTCGTTGATCAGGTCGGTGCGGGTCACCGAGGTCATGATGCCGTAAGTCTCGGCCGAGATCGTCCGGCTCTCGTCGGAGGCCGCAGCGTTCTTGAGCTCGCCACCGTTGGCGACCTTCTCGAACTTGAAGCCGCCATTGAGCCGGTAGCTCGTCAGCGTCTTGAAGTCGTTGACGCTGCGAACCGACGAAATCTGCCGCCACGCCTGCTCGACCGAGTCAAAGCCGGCCAGCAGGAACTTGTTGACGGTGCTCGACAGGATGCCGGAGATCGAGTGCGTTGCCCACGCGGCGGCCAGGATCGGCCGGAGGGTGGACGCATTGATCCGCCGGTTGCCGTCGTAGCCATTGGCCACGGCGGCCTGCACGATCACCTCGCCGAGCGAGAGCTCGCGACGCGCCTTGTGGGCGGCCTCGAGCGTCTTCTCGTCGTACTTCTTCTCAACACCTGGCAGCCCGCCCTGGAGGGCAAAGGACGCCTCGATGACTTCCGCCGACGGGGCGGCATTCGCCACGACGTGGACCGCGGGGGCCGCGGGCCGCTCGTCGCGGGTCGCGTTCAGCTTTTCCATGGTCTCGACCTTCTTCGTGAGGGTTTCGATCTGGGCCTTGAGAGCGGCGCTCTCGTCTGCGGCTTCGACCTTCTCGGGCACCACGGCGTCCGTCGCCGCGGCTTCCACGGCCTGGGTCTCGACGACCTCGTCCGCGGGCTGGGTGTTGGCGGTGTCCGCCATGAGTGACTCCTCTGCGGCTTCTTCTGCCGCGATAGAGACGGCGGTGCTGCGGTCCGCCCCGAGGGTTACGAAGGAGGTCTCCCGCAGCGTGGAGGCCCTGACGATTCGGACCGGACCCTGGTGGGTCTGCCCGTTTGCGGTAGTGACTTGGTCTTCGCCAAACCGGAGATGCCGACCGACATCGGCACCGACGCTCGCCTGCCACTGGTAGCCGGCGGCACCGAGGGCGAGCACCTGGCGGGCGGTCTCGTTGTCGGCGAGAATCTCGCCCTCGACGACGAGCTCACCGCCCTGCACGCTGGGGCGGCCCTGCCCGAGGATCGAGCCCAAGGCGTAGTCGTGCCCCATGACGATCGGGATGGTGCTCGGCAGCGTCATGCCGGCCAAGTCGATGACGACCGGCTCACGGCTCCACGCCTGCCGGATCGGTGCGCCGGTGTAGGCGACGATGCGAAACTTCTTCGGCCCCGTCGCGGCGTCGCCCTCGGCGGCCTGCAGAAACGTCACGTCGGTTGCGAGCTTGATGTTGTCCATCACGAAAACTCCATGAGCGGCTCGATCGGTTCGTCAAAGCCTTCAAAGTCGATGGCGGTCATCGCTGTGACTCCTGCGGCTCGCCGTCCTCGTCGAGCGTTCCGCCGTAATTCACTTCCGGCGTGAAATCGACGAAGAGGCCAAGCTCTTTCTGCAGCGCGATTTCGGCGGCACGCTGCCGCAGTTCCACGTCCCAACGCTTACCCTGCCGGGCGTACTCGGCGGCGAGCGTGGTCGTGTGCGTGCGCAGCCGCGTCTCGGCGGCGTTGGCTTCCTTGGCCGGATCGACGTGATCCTTACCGTCCCAGACCCAGCCCCAGTTCCACTCCGAGAACGGCGGCAGGCCGGCGGGCAGCACGCCAGCGAGGGCGGCTTCGTTCACCCAAGCGGCGAGCACACGATCAAGCATCGTGCGCTCCAGCTGGTCGCGCTCGACCCGCTGATTCATCGCATGGACCTGATGATCCATCCGGCCGGAGGCGTAGTTGTAGGTCGAGGAGTCGAGGGCTGCGACGTTGTACGGCAGGTTCAAGCAGCGGGCGATCTCGTTGAGGATCGCTCGCACGAACGCGGGGTACTGCGTCGTCGGCTGCTCGGCCTTGAGTTGGCTGATGTCCCAGCCCTCTGGCAGCGTGGTCAGCGTCCGCTTGCTGATCTCCAGAGCCGCGAACGCATCGACCTCGTCCACCTCGGCGGCCGGGCTGTTGCTGTGGATGAACGCAGCCAGGTCGGCAGCCGTCTCGGCCGCGGCGATGACGGCCTCTGTGTACCGACGCAGCTGGCCGAAGAGCTTCAGCGCCGGAGCCACCTCGGGAACGCCGCGGTGCTGGCCGGGCCGCGAAGCCTTGAACCAGTGCACCATCTGATTGGCCGGCACCCGCTGAAACTGTAGGTTGTTGACCCGGTAGTTGCTGCCTGGGTGGAAGTTCAGCACCTGATACGCCACGACGTTGCCAATGGCGTCGAACTCCAGCCCGTCCACCGTGTTGCCCTCTGGCGTGATGGTGGACCGCATGAGCTCGGTCGGGGTTGCGACCATCTCGGCCTCGACGAGCCGCAGATCAAGCTGCACGCCGCCCAGTCGCGGGTTGGAGATCATCAAGGCGAACGCCTCGCCATCGACGACCAGGGCCTCGCGCATGGTGCGCAGCTTGGCGGGCAGATCGACGAGCCATCCCCAGTCGAAGAAGAGCCGCTCCACCTCGCGGGCGGCATCCTCGTCGCCAATGTCGAGTTGGAGCCGCGGCCCGGTGCCGATCAGGTCGTTGGCCAGCGTAGAGGAGATGCCGGCCAGGTAGGAGTTGTTGGCACGCTCGTAGCGGGCGCGGTTCCGCAGCGTGCGCCGCACGACTGGCGAGAGTGCGGCATCCGCGGCAAAGGCGTCGGCATTTGCCCAGTGCTTGTAGTCGTCGCCACGCTCGGCAGCGTCGAACTTTCCACGCACGACCGGCACCGCCGCGGCGCGGGGCGTCTGCTTGCCTCGGAAAAGGTCGAGAAACGGCACTAGATCGTTCCCGGCGGCACGATGCGGTTGAACCTGAGCCCGCGGTGCTTGTTGCTGCTGGAGGCGGCAGCCTTGGCGGCGAGGTACTTGTCGGCCTCGATCTGCTCGCGCAGGTCGTGGGCCTCGACTTCACCGGCATCAGTGCGCACCCGCTTTGGCTGCTGGGCGGCAGACTTGAGGGCGTCGGAGACTTCGTCACTCATGCCAGCGACGGTAGGGCAGAATGCCCTGTCCGCCGCAGGGGGTGTGGCGTTACGAAACGTCTGCCAAAACGAAAACGGGCAGAGGTTTTGTCACATTGCGTGACAGAAAAACGTGCGCGGATTTCTTACCGCGTCGCCACGATGTAGAGGCCGACGTTGGCGAATGCGTAGCCGACGTAGGTGATGGCCATGCCCAGGTTCCCGCGCCACGCCAGGTCGGCGGCAACCCACAGGTAGATCAAGCCGGTGATGGCGATGAGGGGTCCGCTCACTTCATCCGCTCCAGCAGGCCGCGCAGGGTGTTATCACGCATGGTTCCTCGTTTCGCGGCCGTGCGGCGACGATTCGACGGAGAGACGGCGCGTTATCAAGTTCCTGAGAAACACTGGTTCTGTGGCTAATTGCTCGCGTCCCGCGTCCGCTCCAGCAGCCCTCGAAGCGTGGCTTGAATGCTAACGCCGTCCACCGACAACGCTTCTCCAACCACCCACTGTATCGCCAGCCGTTCATCGTCAGTGAGCGACGGGCCGCCGCACACTGGACACTTCTCCACAGAACCAGCGGATGCAGCGGACAGCGTTGCATCGTCTTTAGGCATGGTGAGTCCTTTCATCGCTGCCGCTGATCCTGCGCGTTCATTCACCGCCAACGCTGCGGCGATCATCTCCGCTATTCGCCGCACCAAGCCGCTCCAGCAGGCCGCGCAGGGTGGCGGCGTGATGCTCTGGAAGCCCGTAGTGCGCGAACCAGTGCAACGCCTCGCGCTCCGTCTCGGTGAGCGTGCACCCGCCCTGCACACTACCATCCGCTGGTGTACCGTTTCGCGGCGGTGTAGTGTCCCGTTTCGCAAGTGTATCGCCGGTGCCATCGCCGGGTCGGATGACCGCTTTATCAGTGCGGCTCCTGTCGGCATCGGCTCTCGCCGCCGGCGCGGCGTCTAGATTTGGTTTGTCCGCAGTTCGCGAATCGCGAACACTGAGCATGGCGTCGGCCCAGCGGTAGGCACTGCGAGCGTAGGACTCTTCGGAGAAAGAGCCGTCGTCGCCTTGAGCCAGTAGGCCAGCCAACGCCGCTGCGGCGAAATGGTCGCGGTCAGTCATGCCCTTAGCCTCTTCACGGTGATCACCTTCCGCCCGCCCTCGCCCTTTGGCAACTCAATCTTGCGTCGCGCCCTGGTGCCGGCCTCGGTCGCCGTCGGCTGCAAGCCGGTGATGCTCGCCGCCACCGCTGATCCTACTAGGCCGTCAAACCAGTGATTCTCTCGCCCGGCGCTGTGCCACTCGTCCACGACTCGCCCGCGAGCCTCCGTCCGCACAGGAAACTCGCTCGTCAGGTGTTGGATCAGTAGGTCATGGTGGCCCTCGTGCAGCGTCACAGCCTCGGGATCGCCGATGCCCATGCGGAGCCGCGCCGCCACAAATGACTTCCAGTAGTTCGTGTCGTAGGTCACCGAACGCTGCCCGGCAGAGATTTGCCCGATTCGCCAGTTGAGCCCGAGCCGGTCACCTCGAGCACCCTTTTCCGCAAGCGGCTGTGACGACGCCCCGATGCCCTTGCCGTGCGACGGGTAGAGCGTGGCCGAGAATGGCGACTGCCGCACGAACGTCCGCACCGTGCTCGTAGAGCGGCCCCAGTTGGCATCGACGAGAAGGCGGTCAATCCGCATCGCCGTGCCGTCCTCCCGCTTCCATTCACGCCCCATGATGATCTCGGCGGTCTTGTCGAGGCCCGCCCGCAGCGCCGCCTCAAAGCCCATCTTCGACACGCTGGCCAGCGTCTTCTTGGCAGACTGCGCCTCAAATACGCTCGCGCCCTGATCCGGGTAGGTGCCATAGGCGACGACGTGCCCGCCGAAAGATTGATTCCACGACGCCACGAGCCAGTAGAGGAGTTTCTCCTGCACGTCGATGAACGCCGTGAGCGTGTTGTGCCCCAGCGGCACCGTGAGCCTCGGCAGCTTCACCGCACGTTGCGCCAACGCCCGCCGGTCGAGCTTCTCCGAAGAGATGTCGTCGGCCATCGGCTGGTTCTGGTATTCAGCGAAGAAAGCACTCTCCCCGCGGTCAATCCGCAGGTTCCAGGCGTGCTGGATCGCCGTGAGCTCGTCCTCGTTCTTCCGCTCGGGCCACGCCACGCGGCTGCCCTTATCCATCGCCGCCTGGTGCTCGCGGTAGAAGTCGTCCGCCGCACCGGTGCCGGAGCCGTCCCGCTGACCCTGCCGGCGGATCTCGGCGTACTGGCTCCACAACTCCTCGGCCTCGGGCCACTCGTAGACCAGCTGCGTGCGCTCGCCCTGCCACGCCGGGGAGCGGTTGCGGTCGAGCAGACGGTCAGCCAGGTCGTCAGGCCGGATCACCGTGATCGTGCACAGGCCGGCAATCTTGGAGCCCGGCCCGGCGAGACCAAGGATGGCACCGCTCAAGATTTTCTCGCGGGTCGCCACCTGCGCCGGCGAGGCCGCCGACTCGTCGGTCTGACAGTCATCGATGAGCACGAGCGACGGCCGCACCGTGGCACCATCGGGACGGGTGTGCTTCACGCCGCGGATGCGGCCCGTGATGCCGGCCACCCGGACGGCAGCCCCGGCAGACGGCGCTCCCGGTAGCCACGGCAGCGTGATCTGATCCGCCGTCCAATCCAACGCCGTTGAGGCACCGTTGCACGTCTGCCCACGGGCGCGAGCCGAGATGCCGTCGAGCATCCTGATCGGGTAGCACGCCGCCGGGAAGTCCTCGAGCAGCAGATCGTTGGTGGCCAGGTGGCTCTTGATGCTTTCCAGCATCCCACACGAGATCGCCTGATCGGCACCCACGAGCATGACAAACGGGCGGTGGCCGTAGAGGAGAGCCCACAGGCAGGCTGACTCGCACAGGGTGGTGTTGTGCGTCGGAATCATCCCCTTGCCGCACAGATACAGACTGTTTGGCGAATCGACTTGAATGCACCGCACCGGCACAGATTTAATCGGCTTAATCGACACAATTCTGCGAGTGGCTGATACCCGTGCCCTTGTAGCAACCACTTGCCGTTGAGCCTTCCTCTTAAGCGAAAACACTCTCCGGCCATCAGTCGCCGAGAACGTGATGCGGTAGTACTTCCTGCCACTCACGATCTTTGTGCGGTATCGCGACTTGTAGCCGAGGGACGCCAGCAACTCCATAACATCATCTCGGAGTTGTGGAAGTTTTGTGACGTACTCAACGAACACGCCTTTTTTCTCGACGCACCCATCGGTGTCTAATAGGCCACGCAATAACTCCATCCTTGAGTCAATCGACGCACGGAGATATTGGCTAGGAATATGCTTGTTGCCTAACACGCCTAGCCACTTCAGGCGACACCTGAGGCTTACGTCGCGGTACAGAGTGCCACGGCCTTTACTCCTAACAATCACGTTTTGAACTGTTTGCAATGCACATCCGACTGCGTCGGCGATTGCTCTGGACCCTTTGCCTTCTGCAGACAGCGATACGATTTCTCGCTCTACCTTAAGTCGCTCCAGTGATCGGAACTTTCTCCCTGCACCAATTAGATAAGTCGCTGCAGCCGACGCATTCTTTCGCGATGCCGTTCCTATGGATTCGTGGACCGACAGAAGCGAAAGCATTTCGTCTGCATCTTGGTCACCAATGGTCAAAGAGTTGTCTGCAGTTGTCCCGTCGCCAAGCCATGCACCCAAGACGTAAGGAGCGATGATGAACTCTGGGTCAGTCCCTTTCAGTGGCTGAGCAACTGGAATTGTGTACCTGACTTCTTTCCAGCCTCTTTTACTTGAGCAGACGACACGACCGATCATGTCTTGTGTTCTGATAGTCAGCGGATTCTTTCGGCTGTACCTGTCATTGACGGTCCAAAGGTGCTCGCTGCAGCATTGCACACGCTCACCGTCGTCAAACTCAACCTCGCAGCACGGCCTGGCAGTGATGACCTCAGTTGCGAACGTCACGCGGCACGGCGACCCGGTCTCGTCGTATAGCGTGTCGCCTGGTTGAACGGCTCCCATGGTTGTCCACCCATCAGGAGTCGGTATCGGCGTGTCGAGAGCCAGTGCCTTGCCGCTGCCTCTTGGCATCGCGAACGCAAACAACTCGCCACGCAAGACGGCGGCCTCGATCTTGGCGATGGCCGTGAGATGGTCGGCTGACCACGCTAGCGGGAACAACTCCGCGAGGTACGTTTCGCAGAACCGGCGGAAGTCGGTGCGGCACTCCTTCGCACGCTTTGCGTTGCCGACTGGCGGAATGTCGCCGATCTCGCGACCAGCGGCAGCAGTGCGTCGGTTCCATGACGCGGACGCCTGCTTCTGCTTTTCGTAGGCGTGCTTCGCAGCGTCAGACTGCTGGCTTGCAGGTGGTGGTTGCTTCTTGGCCAAAATCAGCCTTCACGATTTGTATTTTTCTGCC